CTATCGGGTGTCCATGTAGTCGCGCAGGTCCGATGCCTCGCTGCCCACCATCGCGCGACCCACGCCGACAAGGCCATAGCACCTGCCGTTGAAATAGTTGCCATTGCCGTCGTCGAAGAAGTACGCCGGCAGGTTGTTGGGGTAGGTGATTGTGGCAGGGGTGAAGGAGGCGGTGGTGCTTCCGACTCGGAGCTGGCCAACCACGGAATCAAGGCTCGCCGTCACGTCGCTCCCAATATTCCAGGAGCCGTTCGCCGTCGCGTACTGCGCCCCCTGGAACCACGTCTGCAGGCGGGCACCTGTTTGGTGGACAAGCGCCCAGCGAAGCCATGGGCTGGCCGCAGGGGATGCGTTCGGCTTGCCCACCAGGCCCTTGGTGTCCGCGGCCGAGCGCGCACGCGCGATTAGATGCAGGGCGCTAAAGTTGGTGTCCGCGTAGGAGCCGCCGATTCGCAGCCGCCCGCCGCCGGACGGGTTGCCCTCAAACCAGCACCGCGACCCATCGGTGCGCCACTTGATGCGCGTTCCCGAGGACTCCGCGACAGCATCCAGGCCATTGCCAGACTTGTCTCGCGCCACCCACAGCCAATCGCCATCGTTTTCTACGGGGACCTCGCAATCGGCATCCTGGAACAGCGTGCTTAGGTCGTAGGGGTCAAACCAAAAGCCCGGCGTATCCGGGACGGCGAATATATCCGCCGGCACCTCGGGGACAGGCGCCGGCGCGATTCGCGGCGACGCCGCGGCGAGGATGCCAAGCGGAATCACGGCGTCGCCTCCAGGTTGCCCTCCAGGTCCCAGGTGTCGGTCGCCCGCTTGATGAGCGTGGCCTTGCCGTATTGCTTGCGGATCTTGAGCGTCTCCGGCGTGCGGATGGTCACCCCTGCGCCGGCCGCGATGGTGGTCTGGCCGGCGCCGTCCTGGCTCAGGTCGATGCGGGTCCCAACCGGGAACGCGACGGCGCTGTTGGGCGGCACGGTCAGGGTGTTGGGGCTGGCGTTGTTCATCGCCACCAGCTTGAAGGCGTCCGCCAGGACCAGCGTGTAGGCCGTGCCCGTTTGCACGTTCTCTGGCGAGGTGCGCGCCTGTGCCACCAGCTCGTCGACGGTCACGCCGCCGTCCTTGATCAGCTTGCCGCTGGTGCCGTCGAATACGGCCACCCGCGCGTCGACGGCGCTGGAAGGCCCGACCACGTCGCCGGAGCCCCCGCCCCCACCGCCCAGCGGCGTTTCCGCACCCGTGTCGTCCATCGCGTACACGGCGCCATCGGTCTTCGCATACACCTTCACCGTGCCAGCGTCCGGCGTGGCCGGGGGCGCGCCCTCGGTGAGGATCAGCTTGGGAAATTCGTTGTCGGAGGCCTTCATCGTTACCCCTGGTAGAGGAAGTCGGTCTCGCCGTCGTCGGTGAGCATGACGGGAGGCGAGACGCCGTCAGCCACGAGGATTTCGCCGCCGGCAGGAGCGGCCGGGGGCGGCGCCCACGCCGGCATCCCCGCCACCACGGTCAGCACCTGGCCGTCCGTGCCCACCGGCAATCGCTCAGGCTTGGCGCTGCCGTCCGCGCGCACCAGATCGCCCGGGGCCTCCAGCGGGTTGCGCAGCGCCGGCGCGGGCACGTAGTCGCCTGCGACCGGGTCCCACAGCAGGGCGTCGTCCTCGGCGGTGCCGGGGTACAGGCCCAGAGTTGCGGCGTTGGGTGGCGGGCCTTCGTTGCTCCACTCGCCGCTGCCCCAGACCCAGTAGTCGCCGTCGATCAGGTAGGCGTCGCCGGCGGCGGCCGAGGCCGGCAGCTGGCTGGTGTCGTCCAGCTCGCCCAGCACGTTCCACGGCACCTGCGCGACCTTCGTCAGGCCGATGCCGGCGGCCAGTGCGTCCACCACCGGCCAGAACCCGCGCTCCCCGGCGGCGTTGGCGCCGTAGTAGCTGTTGCCGGCCAGGTTGTCCTCGTCGGCCAGCAGCTGCACCACGCCGTTGCGCACGCTGACCGAGCCGATGCCGCGCAGGGCGAGCGTCCCGCCCTCCTCCAGGGCCGCGACGCGCGCGGCCAGCGCCTGGAACTGCGCGGCGTAGTCGGTGCCGCGTGCAGCGTCCAGGCCCAGGAGGTAGCCGTAGAACTCCGGCGTCGGCCGGCCGTCCTGCAGGACGATGGGCGCCTGCGCCCTCAGCATGCCGAGGTCAGGCATCGGGGCGGGTCGCCTTCTTGCCGATCGCCATCCAGGTGAACGGCACAGCCACGTTGATCGCCTTCCACGACTTGTTGTCGTCGTCGGCGAGGCTGAAGTTGGCGTTGAACCCGCTGCTGCCGGGGTTGGTGTAGGTGGCGCAGACCAACGAGCCGTTGCTGGTGATGGTGCCAAGACGCGGGGTCAGGCCCACGAAGTAAGGGGTGTCGTCGAACAGGATCGGGAACTCGACCGCCTCGGAGGTCGACTTGTCGCCGCTCGCCGGGGCCTGGCCGGCGCCCCACTGGATCAGCAGGCCGTTCGTCCACTGGTAGCCGGCGGCGCCGACCTGCACGCCGATGTCGCTCTCCGGCGGTTCGGGCAGCGGAATCCAGTTGAAGTTGGTGCCGTCCGTGGACAGAACCTGGCCGTTGGAGCCCGTCGGGTCCGGAACCTCGCGGATCGGCGCCCACTGCAGGTTCGAGCCGTCGTTGGTCAGGAACTGCCCCGCCACCAGCGCCGGGATCTCCTGCCCGGCGTCACCGCCCAGGCGCACGTTGTTGCGGGTCCAGATGGCCACGCCGGCGGCGTCGCGCATGACCGCTCCGTACTCCCCCTCGCCCCACACGTCGTAGAGCGTGCGCCCCGCCGCATCCAGCGGCATCGGGTTGGGGTTGGGCGTGGTCTGGTCCGGATCGGACCAGGTGAGCTTCGGCGTCGTCAGGTCGGTCTCGTAGAAGGTCAGGCTGCCGCCGGCGTTGACCCTGCCGTCGGGCAGCAGGTACTGGGGCGCTTGGTCAAGGATGCGGAAGGTGGACATTCGGGCTCCGGAAATGAAGAAGCCCCGCTAGGCGGGGCTGTGATAGGGTTCGCGGCATGACCAAGAAGCCCGACTTCGATCTGTCGAACCCCGGTGGCCGGCCGAAGACGTGGCTGGATCAAGACGGCTCGGACGAGGGCTGGCTGGGCGACGCCGGCATGGTCGTGAAGATCGTTGGCGCGGGCCTACTTCTACTGGGCGGCGCCGGATTCTTCCTGTTCAAGCTGCTGCAGTACAGCGGCCACCTCTGACAGGTCCTGGTCGCCGTCACGCTCGGCGGCCACTCGCATCGACTGGATCATCCCCGGGATCGCGCCCTTCGGCAGGACGGTCGTGTCCGCGAGTCGCTTCACCACCGTGGGATTGGTCATCCAGCGGGCCAGGGCGTTGGCGCCGACGCCAGCAGCCACCAGCCCCGTAGTGCCGCCGGTGAACAGGCTGCCGACCAGCGACGCCCCATAGGTCATCGCCGCGGCTCGGTTCGCAGTGCCGGAAGGGTTTGCGTAGACACGCGAGCCCTCCCGCAGGTTCTGGGCCACCCGCGCGATCCGATCCATCTGCTTCGTGAAGCCCGGCCCGTGCCGGTCGAACAGCGCACGCCGCGCCTCCGGGCTGACGCGGTTCCAGTTCGTCAGGAAGGTGCTGGCGCTGAACTCCTCCGCGGCATCGGCACCGGCCTGGCCGGGCGTCGGCATACCCATGCGCTTGATCACCGCGGCGGTGACGGCGCGCTGGCCGTCCTTCGGCAGCGACTGCATGACCGCGCGCAGCGTGGTGCCGCCGTCCTTCGTGCCGGACATGGCCGCTTGGAACACCCTCTCCGGGCCGCCATTGCGATCGATGACGCGCTGCACCTGCTCGAGCCTGTCGGCGACGGCGCGGGTGTAGTTGTTGGCCCGGCGCGCAGCAGCCACAGCCTCCGGCCCCTGGGCCTGGGCGGCGGCCTCCATGTCCCGCGACAGCGAGGCGTAGATGCGCTTGAGCTCACGCGTCGGGGTGTCCGGCGACAGCGAATAGTCGGAGATGGCCTCGCCGATGTCTGTCCGGATGCGCTTGAGCGCCTCGTAGCTGATCGCCCCGCCGCCGGCGGCCAAGTCCTGCTCCAGCGTCTGCCGAAGCTGCGCGATGCGCGGGTTCACCAGCGCGGCGGTGGTGGCCGCGGCGCCCTGCGTCGGCGTGGTCAGGTCCACGACAGTCTGCCAGGTGTTCGCCAGCGGCACCGGGGTCGTCTGCGGGATCTTGCGGTCGGCGTCCCAGTACAGCGCGCGCTTCACAGCGTTGGCGTTGCGGCTGAACGTCTCCACGCCGCGCTCGATCGCCCGGCCGGCCCGCTCGCCGCTGGCGTTGCGGGTGAGGCTCTCGGCCATCTCGCCGAGGCCGGCGCCGATGTCATCCGCCTGCCGCTCGGCGAACCGGTTCATCACCCCCGCCGAGGTCGGTCCGCCGGCCAGCAGGTTTTCCATGCCCTGCGCGAACCAGTTGCCCGAGGCCTGCCCGACGGACGGCGTGGCTCCGACCTGGGCGAAGTCGTCGATGGTGCGGCGCATCTGCTCGCCACTGCGACCGCGCACGGCGCCGCGCAGGGCCGCCGCGCTGCCAGCGGAGCCCACGCCCGGAGCCAACCCGCCGACCAGGCCGGCAGCCAGCTGCGCGCCCTCGCCTGCGCCAGTCTCGCGCGCCACACCCGCCGCGCCGGCGCCGGTGGCGGTGCTGACGGCTTGCAGCTTCGGCTGGGCGGTCAGCAGGTCGGCGGCGGCGGTGCGCACGGACGGCGCAGCCACAGCGGACCGCCCGGCGTTCAGCGCGCCGCCGAGGCCCATGGTCAGCGCCGTGCCGGTCAGCGCCTCACCGATGTCGCCCATGACGCGCTCGCGGCCCGTCTCTGGCGTCGGAAGGCCCAGCCGGTCAGCCAAGCCCGCCGCGGCGTCACGGTAGCTGGGTTGGTCGCCGGGAACCAGATAGTGGTTGAAGGCGTCGCCACCAATGGCCCCGATCAGGGCGCCAGTGCCCTGGATCGTCGAGCGCAGGCCCATACCGAGATCCCGCACGAAGCCGCCCGCGACCGGGTCGTTAGCGCTCGTGGCCGCGGCCGTGCTCACCGGCGTTCCGCCGATGATGTCGATCTCCAGGCCCGGGCCTTCGTCGATGATCGGGTCGTCGTCCCAAGGGTTGCCGCCGGGCGCACTGCCGGCCATCGCCTGGGCAGGCGCGGGCTGGATCACCTCGTCCTGCTCCCAGAAGTTCTCGGCCATCAGCGCTTCCTCCGCAGGCTGCCATCAGGGGCGATGTACTCGGCGCCCGGGGCCAGGGCCTGGTAGTCGGCCGCGCTCTGCACGCGGGTGAGGTTGGCGGCCGACGCCTGCTGCTGGCCGGCGCCCCCCCGCTCCTCCTCGGCCAGCGCCTGTTCCACCGCAGACCGCCAGTTGGCGTAGTGCTGCTGCACGCGGCCCAGGTTCGTCCGGAGCTGCTCGGCGCTCTGGTTCGGGTCCAGGTTGGCGATAGTGGACTGGAGAGCGATCAGCTCCTGGATGGCGATGGCACCAAGGGCGCCGCCGGTGGGCGAGTTGTCGCGCATCTGCTGCAGGCGGTCGAAGCCGAGATTGGCCTTCACCGTCTCGATCTCGGCGGCCAGGTTGTAGGACGGCGAGCCCTCCACGCCGCGCAGGCGGGCGCCGACGAAGCCGGTGCTGGTCGGGCCGATCATCTCCAGAGCCCGTTTCAGTGAGGTTTCGACGTTGCCCGCGGCCTGCAGCGCCTGGCGGTAGCTGGCGATGCGCTTGGGCGCCTGGGCCTCGCGCTCGGCACCCGCCTCGGCCAGCTTCTTGGCGCGGGCGGCTTCGGCCTCGGCCGCGGCCACCTGCGGGGCGTACTCCAGCTGCACACCCAGCTTGGCTGCCTCGGTCGCTGCAGCCTGGTCCTCCGGCCTGCGGCTGGCGAAGGGGTTGCCGCCGCCCACCAGCCCGCCGTTGACCGGGTCGGAGACCAGCAGGCGGTCCGGGGCTGCCGGCGCCGGCGCGCGACCCTGCCTCGCCGGCTCCAGGTGCCAGTGGCCGTCCTGGTAGTTGTTGATCACCTCGTAGCCGTTCTGCGCGGCCCACTGGCGGATGCCGGCCTGCTGCTCGGGCGTTGGCGTGCCGATGTCCAGCGCGTTCCCGGTGAGGTGGTGGCTGTTCGGCGCGGCGTTGGGCAGACGCGCGTTCTCCTCCGGGGTGCGCGTCTGGCTGGTGACGCGCAGGCCGGGCACCGCGGCGTGCAGCGTGGCGAACGGATCGCCGCCGGACGGTTGGGCCGGGGTGCCCGCAGCCGGGGCCGGCGCCGACGGCTGGCCCTGCACCGGCCCAGCGAAGGAGCCGAACGACGGCCCGCCGCCGATGGTGGTGGCGCCGATCTCGCGCGGGTCCGTGGCCACCAGGTAAGTGCGGCCGTCCGGGCCGGTGATCTCCTTGTACTGGATGGCGGCACTGGACTGGCGCGCGATCTCGCCGTTGGCGCGGCGGAAGAAGTCGCGGTAGCCGTCCGTGCCGGGCTTGTGGCCAGCGGCCAGGGCCTGCATGTGCAGCGCGCGGAACTGGGTGGGCTCTGCCTCGCCCGCGCCGGCCGGTGCCATCGACACGCGCTGGCGCGCCTGTTCGAAGGCCGGGCGCATCTCCTCGGTCCACGCCGGCGGCGCCGGGTTGCCGGTGACGCGGCTCAGGAACGGGCTGATCTCCTTGAAGCGCGCCTGGATCACGCGGTCGTCGCCAGACTCCAGCGCCTGGCCGAAGTAGTCCAGCGCGCCGCGAAGGCGCCGCAGCTGGCCGTCGCCCGCATCCTGGACCGCGGTCGCCGCCTTCGGATCGATGGCCGCGGCCTGGGTGAACGCGCCCACATCCCCGGCAAGGATCTGCGGCGCCAGCGTGCGCAGAGCGTTGCGGTCTTCCTGCTGCTGCTGGTAGGCGCGGGCCTGCTGGCCGGCCTGCTGCCCCTGGACGAATGCAGCGAATGCGTTGGTGGCCATCAGGTTCCATACCCCTTCTTGTAGCCGTAGTAACCCATGCCGGCGTTGATGCCGCTGTTGACCGAGTCGGCCATCTGTCCGTAGGCGGACGCGCGTGCGTTGGCCACGCCCCACTGGTTCTGCGCCACGTTGTTGGCGTGGGCCTGGCCGAAGCCGCCGAGCTGGTTTGCGGTGCCCTGCCCGGTCTGCGACAGGCCCGCCAGCTTGCTCCAGTAGTTGCCCAGGTTCTGGGTGGCCAGCTGCTGGCCGAACTGGATCCGGTCGGCGTCGGCACCGCCGCCCCACAGGTTGCCCTGCGCCGTGGCCCCGGCGTCCAGCGCCTCGGTGCCCAGCTGCAGCGCAGCCTGGTAGTCCGGACTGTTGAGGAAGCCGGAGTAGTCGCCCATCAGGACCTGCTTCTGCCGGTCCAGGGCCCAGCCGCCGGCGTCCAGCCACGGCAGCATGTCCTCACGGGTCTGGTTGTACTGCCGCGCCGACTCGGCGGTGGCATTGCGGCCAGCGCTCTTGGCCGCGTCGGCCGACTTGTCTGCGGCATAGGCGCCGACGGCGGCACTGCCGACGACGGCTACTGCAACCATGCTCATGGCTGGTCCTCAATCAATGGGGTTTCGGGGATGGTGAACTGCGTCTCGATGGCAGCCACGTCGGTGAGCTTGGTGGGGAACACGTTCAACCACTGGACGTCCTCGATCACCGCGCCCACCTTCTTGCAGCCGGGCGGGGAGACGAACATGCAGGGCGCACGCAGGTCGCGCACCGCCCCGTCCGGGCCCGTCACCCGGATCACGCCCGCCAGCAACACGTTGAGGGTCGAGAAGCGGTGCATCTTGCCGACGATCACCGTGCCGGCCTTGGCGTGCATCAGCCGGCCGTAGACGCCATGCGCGAAGTGGTGCTCGAGCGGGCATTCCACCTGCGGCATCTGCGCCATGCAGGCCTCCAGGCGGCGCACCTGTTCGTATGTCGGACGGGGCGGCAGCGCTTCGAGCGCGCCATCGACCTGGGCCAGCTCGCTATCGCTCACCGGTTCACTCCTTGGAAGACGCCGACCACGGCCAGGACGTCGCGGCGGCGCGGGCTGCTGCACTCGAACCGGTAGACGCGCTGGCGGGAGCGGCCGAGCCGCGTCCACTCGATGCGCAGACCGTACTGGCCGGTCTCGCCGATGCTGGCCTCATCCCACTCGGACCAGTTCGGCTGGCCGTCGTCGGAGTAGCTCATGCGGATGGTGTGGTCAGCCATTTGTGATATCGCAGACGGGAGCTGCGCCTTGGTAGGTGGTGGCAGCCACGGTTACGCCTGCGTTGGCTGCCACCTCGGTCCACGCGTGCGTGAAGCTATCTCCGTCGTTGCTGTACCAGGCCTCGGTCTGGTGATCGACGATGCCCTCCTCTTGGCACGTCGCCACGAAACGCATGCCGTTATGCGCGATGCAGGTGACCGGATGCGGGAGGACCGTACTGGACAGCACCCACTCCTCCCCGTCGTCATCCAGATAGGCCAGCTCTCCGCTGTCGGTGCCGAGAAGCCAGCGCGCGCCACCTGCCTCCTTGCAGACGGCCGTGACCTTCGTTGCTGAGACGAACGGCAGCGCCTGTGCGCCAATCGACGCTCCGTTACTCGTAAACCATGCGGCCGGCCCGGATGGTGTCAGCCCCCCAATGAGCGCACGACCTCCATCTGACCACGCGCATAAGAAGTCACGCCCAATAGCTGCGCCAAGTGTTTCTGTCCACGAGCCATCCGGAGTGGGCGCCATGTAAAGTCGATGGGTTTGTACGCCAAGCCAACCAGCCCCGAGCGGGACAACGGAATAGATGGCGGTACTAGGCGCCTCTCCCGAATCGAACGACGCCGCAATATCCGTGGTGTACCTGACGGCATGGACGCCGCCTGCCGCTACGAACTTCTCGCCATCAATAGACGCTTGCGACTGTCTGACACCTGACGAAGGGGACGAGTTGGAGCCAGTCGCAGGGGTGAACTCAGAGCCATCAACGGTCTTTACAAACGGCGTATTGGTTCCGTAGATGACGAACCCGTCGCTAAGCCCCGTGATCAGGCTCCCGGTAATGGTTGCGTCTTCCCAGTCGCCCCAGTCCAGTCCATCGGCGGAAAATCGGACCTGGCCGTAGGCGTGCACCATGAACTGCGTCGGCTCCTCCACGAAGCATGCGACCGAGAAGGTGCGCTCCATCTCGGCCCAGAGTCCGTTGCTGTCGGTAACACGCCAGGTGGCCGTGTACGTGCCGCTCTTCTGCGGCGGCTCGGTTCCGAGTACCCCATTGCTCACTTCGATGCCGGGGGGAAGGCTCCCGGAGACGATGGCGACCTTGGCGATGCCAGCGCTTCCCTGCGTTACGGTCGGCTGGAAGCCCGCGTAAGGGATGGAGACAACGCCATCGGGTGGGTGCCCTTCGATGGAAGGCGGGTCGGGCTGCTCCGGGAACTGAGACGGAGCCACCGCGACCTGCCCCACGTCCATGACCAGCTCGAGCCGGCTGTGCACGAGCTCGTTCTGGTTGTCGTGGATGACCGGCAGGGTGAAGCCGGACACGAACTCCGTATCGCCCTCCCACGGATAGCCCCAGTCAAGGCGCCAGATTCGGCCCTTCTGGAAGTCGCCGGCGTACCAGGCGCTGCCGCTGCGCGCGGTGCAGCTGGGGCGCCAGCGGTCCAGGCCGTAGGACTCGCGGCGGTGCCACTCCTGCTGCGAGGTGTCCCAGCCCCAGGTCTGCCCGTTGAGGAAGGTCCAGTAGACGACGGTGTGTCCCTCGGACTCCCACACGAAGCCGAACGCGTTCCACCAGTCCTGGCCGCGGATCGCCTGCTCGATCGGGCGCGTGGAGATGCGACGGCTGTTGTAGCCGTCGAGCTGGTAGAAGTAGCCGTCGGAGCCGAGCCAGAAGACGGTGTTGTCGGCCTCGACCGCCGTGTGCGGGCCGGCGCAGCCCTTGTCCAGGAAGATGCGCTTTGAGCGGAACGGCTGCTGCGCGGCGCCGGTGTTGCCGAAGAACTCGCCCGAGTTTGCCGACAGCAGCAGGAGCTCGCCGCCCAGCCGGGCCATGCTGACCAGGCGGTCCGGGCGATATTCGGAGGTCCAGCGGTCCAGGGTGTTGTAGTCCAGCGCGTTGGCGGCTCCGCTGCTGAACGCGAACCGCCCCGCCGGATCCAGTCCCAGCATGTAGCCGTCCATGAACCGGACGATGGGCGAGCCAGGGAAGCCGCTGTCGGTGATGCGTTCGAACACCTCGGTGTGGGTGTCGAAGACGTAGCCGGCGCTGCCATTGACCACCGTCAGCTGCTGCCCGTTGGCGCGCTGGTTGTGGTCCATCGACACGCGGCCGGTGCCCGGGATCGAGCCAATCGGAATGGCCACGCCCTTGGGCGACAGCCGATACAGCGTCGAGCCGATCACCGCGAACAGCCGGCCCTCGCAGTCGTGGATCCCGCGCACCGGCGGCGCGCCCTCCAGCTCGAGCCAGGGGAACAGGCCCGGCGGCGTCTTGAGCATCAGGGGCGAGCGCGTGCTCTGCTTCTCCGCGCGGCACGGCAGGTAGTTCCACACGTCCTGCTGCGAGAACGGACGGTCCTGGTCAGCGTAGAAGCCAGTGACCAGGGGGACGGGCTGGTTGCGCATCAGTAGAAGCGATCCGTGCGGGTGTCGTAGCCGTGCGGCAGCACGCCGCGGTCAGGGCGCAGGGGGTTGGACGCCTTCACGTCGGCCCGCAGGTCGGAGAGTCCGCGCGCAGCAGCACCGACCACGATTCCCGGAGCCTCGGTGCCGTACTCGGGCGCCAGGGTCAGGGCGAGGTTGAACGCGATGGCTTCCTCGGCCTCCGGCGGGCACGGCATGTCCTCAGACGGGTTGCTGACCGGCCGCCAGCCGATGGCCAGGCCGTTGGCCTCCCAGCGCGCGCACATCGCGTTGAGCACCGCGATGCCGGTCTGCATGTCCACGGCCTTCACCGGCTGCCGGGCGTCCTGCACCTGGATCAGGCGGAGCGCCCGGGCAACGATTTCCTGCACCTTGGCCATGCGGACCTCAGAAAGAGAAGGGGCCGACTTGCGCCGGCCCCTGGGTGGTTACTTCTTCTTGGACTCGGCCTTGGCGGCTTCCTTCGCCGCGGCCTTCTCCTCGCCGTCGCGCTTGGCCTGGGCCAGCTCCGCCGCGGCGTCCTGGGCGTCGAGGTCACCCTCGGCGTTCCACGGCTCGCCGTTGGACTTCGGGAAGTCCGGCTCGGCCCAGCCGTTGGCCTTGGCCGCGTCGACGTCCTCGGCGGCGAACAGGCGCGGCGTGCCGCCGTTCTCGCCGTCCTTGACCAGGTACAGCGCGTGCTTCTTCTCGGCGGTCATGGCGGCTCCTTAGCTGGCGGCCTGGGTGATCAGGCCCAGCGCCTTGAGGGCATCGACGATGCCCTGCGCGTTCGGGGAGGCGGCCACCTGCGGACGGACCGTCGGCGTGGTGCCGTAGAAGCCGACCTTGCTGGTGGAGTTGCGGCCGACAAGGGTGCCGTCGGCGGTTTCCTGCGCGGCGGCGGCCTGGGTGTCGTTGGAAAGGGCCATGGGGGTTCCTCCTTATTCGCTGGTGAAGTTGGTGGGATCGTTCGGGATGACCACGCCGAACTCCGGACGCAGCACGGCCGAACCCCACAGGATGTCCACGCGGTTCAGGAACTGGTCGTTGGCGGTGTCGTAGTCGCGGATAAGCCGGACGCTCAGGCCGCCGGGGCCACCGATGGCGGCGCGACTGGCCTCCTTGTTCTCCGGCAGGGGCATGTCGACGGAGGCGAAGGTGACGAAGTCGCGCGCGAAGCCCAGGTTGATGCCGGTCTGGCCGGTGGCGCCCAGGACGGTCACGGCGGAGTTGTCGGCCGGCAGCGCGGTGACATTCTTCTCCGGGCCCGTCAGGACCATCGCCGGGGACACCTTGAGGCCGCCGGAACCGCCGGCGTAGTCGTCGGTGACCACGAAGGTGCGCAGCGCTCCGGTGCTCTCCTTGGTCGCCGGGTTGACCGCGTACACGTTGGCGAAGGTGACGTGCTGGCCGGCCTTGAGGGTGCCAGTGCCGCCGTCGATGGCGATGGTGGCGGAGCCGTCGGTCGGCACGCCGTTGATCAGGTAGCCGGCAGCGGTCCCCGCGGCGGCGGTGCCCAGGCTCTGCGCCGGCATGATCGCGGTCTCGTACCAGTCGAAGCCGGCGGCGCGACCCATCAGGCCCTCTTCGTACTGGCGCTTGAGCTGGCTCTGGCTGTTGAACAGGCCCTTGAGCTGGTCGATCACCTGCACCGTGCCGCTGGTGTTGGTGAGCATGAATCGCTCGGACGGGGCCAGGTTATCGGTCAGCAGCTTGTTGGCCAGCAGGGCCTCACGCAGGTCCAGCTTGCCGTCGGCGTTGGCGACGAAGTTGGCCGCGTACGGCAGGGACCGCTGGATCACCTGCGACTCGATGCTGGAGGCCAGGTTGGCCAGCGGCTGCTCCAGGTAGCGAGCGCGGAAGTCGTCGATGTCCAGCGCCAAGTCCGCCGAGCTGTACACCAGGTCGATGCCGTCCTGGTCGGTGATGGTCAGCGGCACGGTCTTGTCGACCATGTTGCTGGCATCCATGATCCGGCCCTTGCGGACCTTGGCGTTGGTCGGCACGCGGATGTTGACGGTGCTGCCGATCTTGGCGCCGGTGACAGCGAACTCGTCGCTGTACTCCATGTTGATGCGGTTGAGGAAGGTGAACTTCTGACGCAGCGCGCTGAGGATCTCGCGCGTGATCAGGCTGGTGGTGAGGTACTGGTTGGCCATGTGCCTGGTTCCTTCGGAATGGGATTAACGGTTCGGGAGGCCCTTGGCCGCACGCTGCTCCCGGCGCCACTGCTCGTACTCGCGCTGGGTCATCTGGTCCGGGGACTTGGTGACGGCCGGCGCGCCGCCGGAGAGCGTCGTGACGGGCGCAGGGGCGCGGGTCACGGTCTTGGGGTTGGGCTGAGCCGTGGGCGGCGGTGGCGGCGCGGCCTGCGCGCTGAGCTTCGCCTCGATGCGGCCGATCGCTCGGCTCATCGCACGCTCGGACATCTGCGCGATCTCGGCGGCTTCCTGCGGGTTCTGGCCCAGGTAGTAGGCGATCGCAGGCGGGTTGTCGGTCTCGATGATCTCCTCGGCCATGGCTTTGGTGATCGGGACCTGCGGGTTGAGCGCCACCTGGTCGTAGTCGGGGTGTTCGGTCCGGAAGGCCTCCACCCGCTCCGCCAGGGTGCGCTGCCGCTGCTGCGCCTGCTCCTGCTTCCTCTCCTGCTCCCGCAGCCACTGGTAGTGGCGGCGGTTGAACTCGGCCACGTCGAAGTCGCAGGACTCCAGCGTGGGCTCGTCGGTCTCCGCATGTGCCGCCGCGGGCGCGGGCTCGGTGCCGGCCTGGGCGGGCTGTGGCGGCTGCTGTTGCTGCCGCATCGCCTGCTCACGCCAGTACTGGGCCTCGCGTTCTGCGTCGTACCTCGCCTTGGTCAGCTCATCGATGCGTTGGTGCACACCGGGCTTCTTCCGGGGCTTTGCGGGCGCATCGCCCGAATCCGAGTCCGCCGATTCCTCGGGCTGGTTCTGCGTGTTGGGTCGCTGGTCCTGCCCGTCGTCGCCTTCGTCGGCAGCGGCCGGCTGCGCGGCCTCCTGCTTCTGCGGCTCGGCGGCGGCCTTGCGGGCCTCACGCGCGGCGATGCCTGCGTCCAGGTGGCTGTTGTCCACCGGCTCGCGCGGCTTGATCTCGGTGTTGCTGGTATTGGTGCTGTCGGTCACGTGCGCCTCCACGGCGAAAGGCCCTGCTCAGGGCTGGCCCGGGAAACCGCCCGGTGCGGGTCCTGCGGGTGCGCCGGCGTCGGCCACAAAAAAGCCCCCTTGCGGGGGCTGATTCGGTGCCATTGCCGGCGGAAGTGGCTGTGACGGCGCGGCGATGCCGAGCGCGCCCATCTGTGCGCCGAGTTGGAACGCGGCGACTTGGTTCTCGATCTCCTGGCCCTCGGCTTCGGCCAGGGCCTTGCGGGCGGTGGCCCCGTCCTTCTCCGCGGCGGCCACGTCCCTCGGGTTGGGCTGCGGCGGCGGCGGTGGCTGCTCGCCCTCGGCCGGCTCCAGCAGGCCCTGGTTGACCAGCAGCTTGCGGGCAGCCTCGCGCACGTCCTCGAGCATCGGCGCGTCCAGGTTCTTGATGAAGCCGTACTTGGCGACCATGCCGATGGGCGATGGGTCGTTGGCCAGCTGCATCATGGCCTCGGCGGCCTCCATGCGCTGGGTGGTGTAGCTCGGGCCCACGGTCACCGACACGTCGTAGCGGCCTTGCGTGAGATCGTTGAGCGTCACGGCCTGGCCGGTCTGCTCGTCGACCACGGTGCGATTCACCGCGACCACCTTCTCGGCGCCGTCGTCACCCACGATCCGGATCTGCCGCTCGGTGTCGTAGACCGCGCTGATCAGGTCGTTGAGGATCTCGAAGTCGTACTTGAGCGCGTAGCTGAGGTTGTCGATGTAGTCGAAGTTGGCGACGTCGCCCTCGCGCTGGCGCGCCAGGATCGCCCGGCCGCTGGTCTCGTTGGAGCGTGCGCCCAGGCTGGCGTCGTGGATGCCGGTGGCGGCCTTGATGTCGTCGCCGCTGATCGCCGCCGCCTGCGCCAGTGCGGCCGGGAATGCCGGCGGCGCCTCGCGGGACGGCTTGCCCCCGTTCGGCAGACCAGGGTTGGCCTTGTACAGCAGCACCGGCGGGCGCCTGGTGCGCAGCGACTGGTACTGGGACTCGTAGCCTTCGATCGACGCCGCGTCGGCCATGAACGGGCTGTACGGCTGGTCCGCCAGCGTCTCGATGAACGTGCTGCGCTCGTAGTTGTACATGCGCTGCGCGTCTTTGGCGAAGCGCGTGGCGCCGAAGAACTTGTCCTTCCCCTTGACGCTGATCAGCTCACCCCAGCACGGCACCAGCGGGATGTACTTGCCGGCCCACTCGTTGGGGCCCTCGAGGATCTCGGCTCCGGATACGATGCACTGGTACACCTTGTCGCGCTCGATCACCCGGCGCCGCTGGATGGTGATGCCCGCCTTGGCGAGCTCGTCCTCGATCAGCGCCAGGTCGGCCGCCTCGTGCACGCTGCCATCGGTCAGCAGCACGATCTCGACCTGCTCGGCCTTCTTGTACCAGTACTCGGCGACGGTGACCTCGTGCTCGCCCCACCAGTCCAGATTCGACTCGGTGACCGTGTCGATCGGAACCACCTTGGCGTTTGGCCAGCGGGCCTTGAACTCGGAGCGGGCGAACTTGGTGTCGACGAAGGCGTAGCGCGCGTCGCGGCGGTCCTTCTTCTTGGCCGCCGGGTCGAACACCACGGTGAACGGGTCGGCGATCTCCTCGCGCTCGATGACCTGATCGAAGCCGCCGTCGTCGGCGTACCGGGTGCTGATCCGCCACACGCCGTAGCCGCCGCCGACCGCGAACAGGAACGCGGTGTCCACGGCGCGCTGCGCGTCGATCTGGCTGTCGATGCCGCGGATGATGCCTTGCCGCACCTCGGCCAGGTCGGAATCGCCACCTTCGGCCGCGCGCACCTTCGCCTGCGGCCGGTTCTGGCGCTGGTCGTTGGTGATCTGCTTGAGCGCCTGGCGCACGCGGTTGACCGTGTACATCGGCCGGCCGCGGCGGCTTTCGGTCATCCAGCTATCCCACTGGCTGTCCGGGGTGAACGCGAACTCCACGTCCTCGCGCGCGGCGTCGTACTGCGGCTTCCAGAAGTCCCAGCACTCCTTGTGCCGCTGCAGCATCTCCTTGTGCAGATCCTCCTTGCTCACGCCCTGGCGCTCGGTTGCGAAGCCGGGGCTGTCGGGCTTGGTCTCGGCCATCATGCGAACTCGGAAGTGAAGTTGAGGCGGACCGGCTTGCGGTCCGGGCCGTTCTGTTCGTGGTCCACGGCCATCAGGCCGAAGGCGTCAGCCGCATGGCTAGACCAGTCGTGCTCCGGGCCGAGCCCGATGCCGCGCTTGTCGTCCTTGCGCTCGTGGTAGAAGCCCAGCGCATCGCGCCCGGGCTCGGTGGTGGTCTCGTGGAAGTAGATGGCCGGGAACAGCCGGCGCACCGCCTCAATGCGCTTGCTGGCGGCGCCGGCACCCATGTTCGGGATCACCCGCACATCGAAGCCGGCCTGCTGCAGCGCGCTCTGGTAGCTGACCTGGTGAACCTTGTCGTTCGCAGCGCCGTCGTGCGGCAGCACGCACTGGGCGCGCTCGTAGCCCCGGGACCGCAGCCAGGCCACGTGGGTTGCCAGCGGCTGACCCTGTGCCTCGTAGTAGTCCAGCACCCGGACCTCGCGGCCCACGAACTGCACGATCCAGATAGCGCAGGCGTCGGCCTTCGCGCCGGTGCCGCCGATGTCCCAGTACGCCCGGGTGGTCATCAGCGGATCGGCAGCGACCCGACCGATGCGCCCCTCGCTCTTGGCCGTCACCAGGGCCTGCGCGAAGTACGCGCCGGTGGCCGCGGTGGCGTACCCGCCCTCCCAGATGTGCTCGTACTGGTCCGGCATGCTGCGCAGGCAGTCCAGCCGCTCCTGCTCGAGCACCGACGGGAACCACGGGTTGTCCGACCAGTTGGCCCGGACCACCGCGGCGCCGGTCGGCGGCTCAGGCCCCCGCAGCAGCACGTCGACGGGGTCCGTCTTGCGCCGCGGGTTCCAGCCGAACCACATCTCCGAGGTCAGCCCGCGGCCGGCGTCCTCCCAGCGGATGGTCGGGCGCAGCAGGCCGAGCGAGGTGCTCGACAGGCTCTGCGCCTCCTCGACCCAGGCGCGGTGGAAGCCCTCCAGCGACTTGATCGAGTCGGCCGTGTGGTCCTGCATGCCCTGGAAGATGATCACCCCGTCGCCGGGGGTCTTGATCACCTCGTTGAACACCTTGAAGCCGTCGGCCTCGCGCATCCCGAACTCGGCCAGCTTGGCCTCGATCAGCGACTTGGCCGAGTGCTTCAGCGACTTCTGGACCTCGCGGATGCAGACCATCCGCAGGCCCTCGCCGGCGTCGCCGGGGAAGGCGATCGCGTCCTCGACGGCCAGGCCGGCGAAGAAATGCGACTTGCCGGAGCCGCGGCCGCCGTGGGCGCCCTTGTAGCGCGCAGGCGCCAGCAGCGGCTCGAATACGGCCGCCGTGTCGATCTGCAGCGCGCTCATTCGGCCTTGACGATGCGCCGCTCGATGCGGGTCACAGTCTGGACGGGTCCGCCGCCGGGGCCGGTGTGCTCCATTGCCACCTTGTCGCCGTAGCGCTGCGGGAACCACTTGGCCAGGAGCTGCATGCGCGTGTGGATGCGCAGCTTGGAACGCTGGACGTGCTCTCCGTTGAGCTGGAAGCCCTCGCCCTGCCCGTCCTCGCCCTGACGCTCCATCCAGTCGTTTCGGGCGTCGTCTGCGATCTCCAGGCATTCCTCGGCGATGGCGTCAGCACCCTCCTCCCGTGCCTGGCGGAAGCGGGCGGCCAGGTCCTCGTCCTCGGCCATCCACGCATACCACTGGCTCTTGCCTGGGAATCGCTCCGGGTCACTGCGCAGGATCGCGCGCAGCGGCTCGCCCTCGGACAGCCGGGCCAGCACCTCGTCCGCGATCTCGGGCGTACGGCCGGTGCTCATGCCGTCACCGTCAGATCTTGCGGACCCTGCGCCGGGGCTACCGGCTCGCCGAAGAACGGGCAGTCGACGACCTCGAACGCGAAGACCTGGTTGTGGATGCTGCCGTCGCTCAGCGTCACGGTGGCCTTGAGCCCGGAACAGCCGGCCTGCTGGAAGTCGGCCATGACCCGGGTCTTGGCGCCGTCGATCGCCGCATCCGCCATCACCAGCGGCCACGGCGCGGTGGTTCGCCAGGTGGCCGCCTCGATGGTCACGCCCTCGGGCACCACCGCGGTGAAGTCGGCAGTGATCGTCGCCTTCTGCCGGCGCCGGAAGGCAGCCACGTGCACGCGGTCCGGCTGGTAGGCCGAGGCGTAGGCGGTGGTGGCGCGGCTCATGGCGTGACATCTCCCGTTGGCAGCGCGCGGATCTCGCCCAGCTTCCGGTTGCAGGCTTCCAGGTGCTCGACGTTTGCGTTGTAGGCCGAGACCACGGCCTCGACGGTGCGGGACTCGGCGCGCGCCACCGGGCACGGGGCGCTCAGCTCAGCCGGCACCGGGACGGTCACGCGCACCGGGACCTTCACCACCTCGGGCACACGCTCCGGGCAGGTCTGGCAGCCGGCCAGCAGCAGGGCAGCGGCGGTGGCGGCGATCAGGCGCATGGTCAGGCTCACAGCAGTGGGATGGACGGGTGCAGCTCGAGGTCCAGCTGCGCGGCCGCGTCCGGGTTGCGCCGGGCGTCCTGCAGCTGGCGGTTGAGGTTGGCGATGCGCTTGTCCGCGTCGGCCTTGGCCTGGGCGGCGCGCTGGGCGGCCTGCTCGGCCAGCTCCTGCTGCCGGATGGCCTCAGCTGCTGCGGCGTCGGCGATGTTGTTGGCCAGGCCCACGGATGCGGTGCAGGCGCTCAGGTCGCGGTTGGACTTTGCCAGCGCATCCTCCAGGCTGGCCCGTTCCTTCTGACCCTGCTGCAGGCCGGCGTCCTTGCCGCAGCTCCGGCCCCACAGGGCCACGCCGGCGCACAGCAGCAGGGCCAAGCCGATCTTGATGAGGTCCGCGTAGCCGTTCATGCGTCAGGCCGCCGGTCGGGTTTGGCGGATGAACTTGACGGCCAAGCCCAGGCCAGCCAAGCCGCGAATGGACCACGCTAGCGCATCAGGAACCTGCTGGTCAGACAGCAGGCCCAGCGAGGACGCCGCCTGGTACAAGTCCGGGCCAGCGACGATCAGGGCGAGCGCCCACGTGCTGTACTGCTTGAGCACGTCACGGAACCGGGCGACGCCCTGCGGCGCCACAGTGACCTCCACGGCTGGCTCAGCAGAGTTCGGCTTCTTCCCGGGGCCGCCCTTGCCGCCACCGATGATGATGATTTCTTCCTCAGCGGACATCCTCAGTCTCCCGGTTCTCGTCGGTGGCCGGCTTGAGGATGCCGGTGTGGATGTACGCCCGGATGGCGTTGTCAGTGTCCCGCAGCGCGCGGATATCGGCGCGCATGTCGGTGTAGGCCGCTGCCCCCACCACGGCCAGCACCAGCAGGGCGGCCAGCATCACGGCGCAGCAGGTGGCCGACAGCCACACGCCGACCCCGCCGGCCTGCACGGTGATGCTGCTGACGTTGCTGCTGCCTTGGGCCTTGGTCGCGCGCTCCAGCCGGCGCAGCGTGTCCTGTGCCAACTCCTCCAGCTTGCTCACGGTCTGGCACAGCTCAGCGGGCATTGGTTGCTCCACCAGCAGCCTCCATGCGGATCACCATGTCCCGGACCTCGCCCAGCGTGGCCGCGATGGACTCCACGTGCAGCTTGATCTCTCGCACGTCGTCCTTCGTCGCCAGCCGGCGCTCGGCCTGCAGCTCCATCTCGTGGATCCGTTGGCGCAGCCGGACCTGCTCCGCCTCAAGGTTGTCGATTCGACCGGTGGCTCGGTTCACGATCCACATCGCCAAGGCAGCGATAAAGGACGCGACCCCTGCCAGAATCCACGGCGCGATCATGCCGCGGCCTCCGTCAGCACCCTCGCCACGGCGCGGGCCGCCAGCCACTTGCGCGCGTCGTAGGCGGCCAGGTCAGACGGGTTGGTGATGAAGAACAGCTCCACGATCAGCCCACCGGCCTGCACGAAGGCGAGCCGCTGGTGCTGCCCGGCGTTCTCCGGCTTGGCGCCGCGGTCGCGGATGCCCAGCGCCCCGGACAGCGCCGCGCTGATCCTGGCCGCCAGCGCCATGTCCTTCGGCCCGGCCAGCACCTCGCATCCGGTGGCCGCCGGGCTCGTCGCTGCGTTGCAGTGGAACTCCACGGCCACATCGAACTTGCGGGCGTCCGCCGCGGCCTGGCGCAGGGGCAGGTTCTCGGTGCCTGCGCCATCGGTGCCCACGTGGATCGCGTCCTTGTGGGTGCGCGGGGCGCCGCCGGCCAGCTCCTCGTTGTGCCGGTCCAGGTAGAACCGGACCAGGTTGCGGAACTCGACCGCGATGTCTGCCTCGCGCCGCCCGTTGGCGACCGCGCCGGGGTCCGTCCCCGAGTGCCCGGCCGATACGTAGATGGATCGCATGGTCTGGCCTCGCAGCGATAGGTGCCCGCCACCGCGCCCGGCTCAGGGTCGGGGATTGGTGGTCCGGAGAGGGTTGGCGGGCGTGGAGGGTCGGGGCGGCCGGGAACCCCCAGCCCGAACCCCGGAAACGAAAACGGCCCGCCGGTGAGGGCGGGCTCGTGTGGGTGTGGCGAGACTGGCAGGAAATGCGCGGGGGACTCAACCCCGCACGCTATGCGGCCCTCGACAGCGCCGCCGCCAGCTGTGCCGCGGCCTGGCTCTCGGCGTCGCGCATCCGCACCAGCAGCCACTGGTACACCCCGCGCCAGGTCTGTCGGTACGTCGATTCGTCCCGCCCGATGGCCGCTGCGCGCTTGCGGTCGGACATGGGTGTGATGCCGTGCCCGCTGCAGGCGATGCAGGCAACCACCAGCTCGCCCGCCACCCGGTGCCCGCGGCCCTCGCAGTCGCTGCACAGGTTCGGGTGGGCGATTTCACGGATGACGGCCTGCGCCAGCGTCGGCAGGGATTCCAGCGTGGTGCGCGGCCAGCATTCGGCAGCGGCCCGCTCCAGCCTGGCCGTGGCTCGCTCCAGCTCGCGCGCCTGCTCAGCCGTCGCCGCGCCACCCCAGCCGATGCAGGCCTTGGCAATGCCGACGTCGATTCGGGCCTCCTCCAGCGCCCGGCACTGTCGGCGCAGCTCAGGCTGCACCAGCGCCAGCACTTGGTCCCGCAGTTGCTTGCGCCGCAGCGCCGCGCCGTCCGGCCACCAGCAGGCCTCCAGCAACTCGCGCCCGAGGCCTGGTTCCACGAACGCCAGCGCCGCGGCGATGTCCTGGTTGGTCAGCTCCGCAATGCCTCCGCGGCCCACGTCGTAGCGGATGGTTTGCTGGTTCAGCCTGCCCAGCAGCTCACGCACGTTCGCCATGCTCAGCCCTCCTCCGGTTGCGGTTCTTGAGCGCCTTGCGCATCCGGTCGGCAGTGCGCTGGTAGTGCGCGGCCTGGCGCTGGGTCTCGTCGGCCAGCCGCTGCGACGCGCGCTCGAGGGCGTGCACCTGCTCGTCGGTCAGCCGGTCCAGCTCGGCCTGGGTCAGGGGTTGGGGCTGCATGGGTGTTCTCCTGCGGTGATGCGGATGCGCACCTCGCCGCCCTTGCGGACCTCGTCGCGGACGCAGGGGTGCGAGATGAAGCGCGAGTCGTCGATGCCGAGCGCGTCTGCGAGGCCGTCGCGGGCGGCTTTCATGCTTGCCAGCAGGCCGTCGTCGTCGCGGCGCCGGCGGTCCGGCGGGTAGAAGTCGAGGTGCAGGTGCAGTCGGCCCGCCGGCAGCTGCAGCGCGCCCCACCCCGCGGCTCGGGCCAGCGCGAACGCCTGGGCACGCGCGGCCTTCGTGGCCTTCGCCTTGCGCGCCCAGTGCAGGCGGGCGTTGGGGTGCAGCTGCCGGGAGGGCCACGGGAGGATCAGGCTGGCGATCACGCCCACACCCCCGCCAGCACCGCCCCGGCCCACAGCACCAGGCCCGCCGACACCGCGCACAGCCCGAATCCCAGCCACCGCCAGCTGCCCGGCAAAACGCGCGCGCGCGATGCGTCCGGATGGTTCCTCCTCATGCCGCTTCCTCCCAGTCAGCCCGGCGAGCGAACGACTCGAACGCCATGGTCTCGGCGACGAAGCGGACGCGCTTGAAGCCGGTCGGCCCATGCCGGTTCTTCTCGATCAGGATTTCCGCAACGCCCTTGTCCGGGCTCTCGCGGTTGTAGACCTCGTCGCGGTAGAGCATCAGCACCTGGTCGGCCTCGCGGGTCAGCTCGTCGCTGTTGGCGAGGTCGCCGGCGTTGGGGCGCTTGTCCGGCCGGCTGTCCACGCCCTTGACCACCTGGGCCAGGGACACGACGGGGATGTTCAGGTCGCGCGCCAGGTTCTTGAGGCCTCGGGCGATCTGGGAAACCTCGGTGATGCGGTCGGCGCCGGGCACGGTGATGCGCTGGGCGTAGTCGATGAACAGCACGTCCAGGCCGTCGTTGTGCTTCCACTTCCGGGCGACCGAGACCAGCTCGTCCAGCGAGACTGCGGACCGGTCGAACACGCGCAGGTGCCGATCGCGCGCCCGGGAGATGCCGGCGGTGATCTTCGACCAGTCCTCGTCCTGCAGGTTGCCCGCGCGGATGGCCTGGGCGCCGACACCGGAGGCGAGAGCCGCACGCCGGATGCCCAGCTGCACGGCCGGCTGCTCGGCGCTGACGATGCCAACACGCCGGCCGGAGTCTGCCGCGGCTTCGGCCAGACCGAGCATGAATGCGGTCTTGCCCATTGCGGGCCGGCCGCCGATGAAGGTCAGGTCTGAGTCGTGCCACCCGCCAAGGATCTCGTCCAGCTCCTGCAGGCCAGTGGTGATCCCCGGGATGGCGCCGCCGTTCTGGAACGCCTGCTGGGCGACCTCGAACGCCAGCGCCAGGATCTGCTTGCCGGTGTACTCGTGCTCGGCGTGGTGGGCGTTGAGCGCCATCAGCTCGGCGATTGCCTGCTCCACTGCCCCGGGCTCGCGCTCCCGGGCCCCGGACAGCAGGCGCTGAGCGATGCTGCCGGCCTCGCGCATCCGCCAGTGCTCCCGCACCAGGGCAGCGTACGAGGCAACGGAGCTTCCCGTAGCCATGCTCTTGGCCAGGTCGATCAGCTCGCTGGCGTCGCCTGGCAGGGCGTCGCACATGGTCACCACGTCGGCCGGCTGGCCCTCGCGCAGCCGGTCGCGGATCGCGGCCCAGATGCGGCGGCGGCGCGGCGTGGTGAATTGCTCCTCGCCCAACAGCGGGGCGACCTCGTGGAATATCTCGTTGCGGGCCATCAGGCCGGCCAGCACGGCGTCCTCAGCGTAGGCGTGGTCGGTCACAGGGCGCGCCTCCCACCACCGGGCCTATGCTCCAGCGGCACGACGTTGCCGGAGGCTGGGAGCTTGGCCCAGTTCTCGCGGATGGCCTCCATGAACGCGGCGTCCCAGTCGGCGTAGGTGTAGCCCTTGGCCTGGGCCTTTGCCCGGAACGACTCCAGGTGCTGCTCGAGGCGGTCGTGCCCCTTCTCGGCTGCCCATGTCCGGACACGGTCGGAGATGCCGAAGTCAGGCGGCAGGGTGAGCTTGGCTGGGGCGCGCTTGCGCGGCCCGACGCGTCCTGACGCGTCTTCCTTCCTTTCCCTTCCCTTCCCTTCCCTTCCTCCCTGCGCGTCAGTGACGGGTGCCGGCGCGTCGTCGTCGCGTTCCCCACGCGTGGGCGACGCGTCAGTCACGCGTGCTGCACCCGCAGGTGCGGGCAGCTGCGAGGCGCTCTCGCGTGGGTTGATGTGCTGGTGCGCGCCGAACTTGGGGATGTAGGCCAGGCCATCGCCATACGGAACGACGAGCCCGGCGTCGATCAGCTCCTCGCACAATGCGCGAATATCGACGTCGTCCACAGGGAAATAGCGGATTTTCAGGGTCAACGGCTTCCACTGCAGCCGGCCCTCCTTGTCCGCCTCGCACCAGCAGGCGATGTACAGAAGCCGTGCGTGCGGCGACAGCTGGACGATGTCCTCGCTGGTGAAGAACTCAGGTTTGATCGTGCGGATCCTGGCCATTACTTGCCCCTGTCGAGCCCGTGGGCCCGGTCCAAACGCGCCGCCTGCTCCTGCGAGCGCGCCATCATTTCGATTGCCAGCAGCGCCAACAGCTCGCGCGTGCGCTGCCGATCCCCTGCCGCATACGCGGCCTTTGCCTGCCTGGACAGCCGGCGTATCCGCCGCTCCCGCAGGTAGTCGCTGATTCGCTGGGTGATGCTCATTTCGCGTTCCTCTTGGCTGGCCGCTTGGCCGCCATCTCTCTGTCCTGGTCGTTCCAGCCCCGGCGCCACTCAGCGACCTCAACGCGCGCCTCCGGGGTGATCCCGTAGCGCGGGCAGGTGTCGAGGCCGCGCGCGGCCTGGCGTGCGTAGCGGCCGGCCTGGTAGGCGGTGCTGGTCATGCGGCCAATGCTCCGTGAGCCGCACGCCCAAAACGGGTCGTAACCTCGGCCCGTGCAGGGGGGGTTGGGTCGTCGAAGAGGTCGAGCTGCCGGACAGTGGCCCGTTCGGCCATGGCCTCGAGCCGCTCGACCGCAGCGAGCAGCTCCCGCACGCTGAACTCGTGGCCGGCGATTACGAACCGGTCGTGGTCCCACGCGTAGCGCGGCCAGGGCGGGCGGCCGAAGCCGATGGTCCCGTCTTCGACCGTGTCGGCGAGCGGGTACTCGGGGATCACCCAGCGGCGGCGCGACATCACGCGGCCCAGGGCGAGCATCCGAGCGTCGTCGCGGCTGATCACGCGCCCGTCCTCCGACCGTTGCGGCGAAGGCGGGCCGGCTCTTCAAAGGAGTGGCGGATTGCCGGGTCGATGCCGTAGGCCTCGGCCAGCGCCAGGGTCCAGCGGTAGGCCGTGGCGCGGCAGACCTTGAAGCGGCACTGCACGGCCTCGACCGTGGGGAATCGGTCCTGCTCGATAGCCCACCGCATGAACTTCATCGTGGCCAGGATGGACCCGTAGCCGGTGAGGTCGTGCTGGGCGCGCGGGGTGTGCGCCGCATTTACCGGCGCGGCCAGGTCGGCCATGGCTCCAGCGCGCGGAGCGCCGGCCCCGGTTCCGAGGGAGGCGGCGAGCATCACGCGGCCCCTCCTTCCGGCTGCAACGGCCGGTAGACGTAGGGGTGCTGGCAGCGCGTCCAGAACAGCTTGGCGATTCGGCGGTACTCCTGGCCGCAGGCCTTATGGACGGTCCACCAGAAGTCGATGACCTCCTGCTCGACCGGCTGGGCGAACAGGTCCAGGACCTCGGCGCCCTGCTGCTCGCGGCGCTTGCGCTCCAGCTCGCGGATCGTGTCCCCGGCCTGGCAGCACAGCGAATAGGCGTGCATGGCGCGCTCGGCGCGGGCGATGCAGTTGCCCTCTTGGTGCATCCAGTCGCACATCAGGCAGCCCTCCCCACGAACAGCTCGCCCTGCCCGCCCGGCAGCGTCCAAAGGTGCTCCGGCTGGCCGAACGGGCCCGGCTGCACCTGGTCCAGCTTCACCAGCGCCCCGGCCTGCGTCAGGTTCGACATGGCCCGGCGCACGCTGGTCAGCAGGACGCGGCCCGGCATGCGGGCGTGGACCTCGGAGGGGCTGAGCGGCCGGCCGGCGGCGTGGAACACGTCCAGCACCGCGGCCTCCTGGCCCTTCGCCACGCGGCTGGCGGCGATCAGCTGGCGGCCGGTGAGGCCGGTGGTGTTGTGGAAGCTCACGACGGCGCTCATGCGGCAGCCCTCAGCAGTTCAGCCAGCCGCGCGACCTCGCACTGCCCTTCCAGGGCGCGCTGCAGGTCGATGTACTGGCGCAGGAGGTTGGAGCCGGTCGCCGCGCACAGCGGCCCGACCAGCTTCGAAGGAATCGGGCGCTCGCCGCGCTGCAGGCGGGAGACGTAGGCTTTCGACTTGCCCACGCAGGCGGCGATGTAGTCCAGCTTGTGGTGGCCGGCGGCGATTGCCACCGCCAGGGCCTGGGCTTCGGATTCAATCTGCCGGACCACCTTGGCGGGCGCGTCCTTCGGGCTGTGGTGGACGCCGAATGCCAGGCTCAGGGACTTCTGGTTGCCATCGGTTGCCATGGGTTGCCTATCGTTGCCAACGTGGTTTGGGCGAAAAAACAGGCATGGAAAACAGCCCCATGCCTCAGTTCGATCTAGTGCGCTCCGCCCCGCCGAACGTCGTGACGCTCGTGCGGATCTGCGGTGGTGTGGTTGCGGTGAGCCGGGTCGACGGCCGCCTGGAGTTCCGTACCTGCCCGCGGCCGGAGCCCAAGCCGGTCCCGCGCGGGGGAGCGCGGGTGCTGCGGCTCAGGCTTCCGGCGCCGCTGGGGAACTGAGGCGTGGCCGGCCAGAGAGGTGCCCGCCTGCCGGTACGATGGGAGTGCGGCCCCACCACCGATACCGGAGACGGACATGGACGAAACGGCAGTGCGCCTGCTGACGCAGTGCTTGGCGATGACGGGCGCGATGCGCCAGGCGATGACTGTGCTCATTGCATCCCACCCGGACCCGGCTGCGGCCCTCGCGGCGTGGGACGCCCGGAACCTGCAATGGGTCGATGCGGAGATGCAGCAGGACTACTTCCAGCTCCCGGAGTACCAGGAGGCATACGTCCAGACGCTGCAGGGCCTGGCGACGGAGATCCGCGCTGCGGCACATCGCCGAAACGGGGAATCCCCAGCCGCCTGAACAGGTCCAGCACCGCGAGCATCGCGGACATGCGCAGCGTGCTGTTGGGCATGTCCTGGTCAGGCACGGCGGCGGGCCCGCTTACGGGGACGGAACGAGGCCGGGGTCAGGGCCGCCAGGCGGAAGGCCGCGGCAGCCCGCGGTGCCTTGGTCCGGCCGGCGAGGATTTCCCGGAGCGCGTTCGGAGTGACCTCCATCCGCGCGGCAATGGCATCCAGCTGGATACCGGCGTCGATCAGGCTCTGAATGCGCGTTTTCCATTCCATGGGCGCAAATTACAGAATCCTGTAGGTCGGTGTCAACAGCATTCTGTTACAGAAGGCTGTGAGACTTCCCGCATGAGCACTGTCGGCGAAAGGGTCCGCGCTGAACGCGAGGCCCGGAAGATCTCCCGCACCGCCCTGTCAGCGATGACCGGGGTGGGCTACAGCACGCTGGCCGAGCTCGAGCGCGGCGGCATGCAGACCACGACCAAGCTCAGGGTCATCGCCGAGGCGCTGGGCGTGAGCCTCAGCTACCTGGAGACGGGCAAGGGCCCCAAGGCCGGCGGGCCGTCTCAGGATTCGGGACTGGACGTTGAGAAGCTGACGGACCTGCTGGAGACCGTCGAGGCCGCCATCGCCAAGAGCGGGAGGGTGGTCCCTCCTCGCATCAAGGCGCGGCTGGTGGCCACGCTCTACAGGGACGAACAGGCCTCCGCCGCGGCATCCGCCCAGGCGGTCCAGGCCGCCCTAGCCGGACTTCTCATATCCATGGAGTGATGCCTATGAACCCGATGTTGCGCGACGAGCTGGCCTCAATTCTGTCGGAGGCTGCACTGCCCGCCCGCGTTGCGCCGGATCTGGAGCATCCGCCCGTCGATGTGTCGCCTCGCGCCCGCACTACCAGGGCGATCCTGCGCATTGCGGACCTGTACGGGTGGCGGTCGGCCATCACGCACTTCTTGGACAGCCGCGGGGTGTCCTACCTATCCGACCTGAGCATGCCCCAGCTGGAAGACCTGTTGGACCGCATGCAGGGGTACGTGGACGCGGCCGAGACTGGCGCGTCCTTGGAAGATTGCCTCCCGGCTTCCTGAGGACCGCCGATGAACCGCATCCTGATTGCAACTGCAGCGCTACTTGCCCCTGTACTCTCCGCTGCCCAGGGCGCGCCGTTCTGCGTGGTCCCGAGCTACGGGGGCGCGCCACAGTGCACCTACTACTCGGCCGATCAGTGCCGGTCCTCGGCCGCGACCATGAACGGAATGTGCGTGGCGAGCGCCTCCCTGCCCAGGAGCCAGGCAGACACTCCGCGCCCGAGCGCGTTCCAGTCGTTCCTTGCGGGACAGGAGGCTGGTCAGCGAGCCAGAGCCGCACGGCAGCGCGAGGCCGATTCCGTGCGCCCAACGGTGTTCATGTGCACTGACGCTGCTGGCAGAGCCTATCTGAGCTGGACGGCGCAGCCCGGCTGCGTTGTCGTGCCGGTAGCCGACTAAGAGCCTCCGGCCGCCCTGAGCAAGCGGCCCGATACATTGCGAAGAAAAATTACAGAATCCTGTTGACAATGGATTACAGGATTCTGTAATGTCTCCCCATCGCCCAGCAGATCCCCTCGCGGTGAGGGATGGGGCAGGAGACAGAGCGATGGCCCTCGATCACGGAATCCTCAACGTCCCGCTGAGCAAGCGCGGCAACATCGACGCGCAGCTGGACGCGTACAAGGCGCAGCAGGCCGCCGAGCGCGGGGCCAAGGCCAAGGCGGACGCGGCTGAGATGAGGGTCCTGCGCGCCCGCGCCAAGGCCCTGGTGGACGCCGCTGACCCGGCGGTGCTGGCCGCCGCTGCCGCGCGCTCCGGGTCCGCCGTGGCAGCCGTCAAGGCGATGCTGCGCTCCGACGCTCACTGGGCTCCGGCTCGAGTCATCCGGACGCTCGGGGGTGCCGCATGACTGCCCTCGCCTACCACCGGATGCCCGGCTTCGGAGACCTCTCCGGCCCGCGCGATCCGCAGAACGCCCCGCTGGGCGACTACGAGGCAGACCGCGACGCCGAGCTGCGCGATCAGCTGGCGCACTCCCCGGCCCTGCTGGGCGAGGTGGCGCTGAGCGAGGACGAGGCCCAGGCGGCCGCGCGGCTCCTGCGAACCGGCGACGCCGTCGGCTTCATGGCCCTGTTCCGCACCGCCGTCGACCGCCATATCGGCGAACTGGTCGAGGTCCGGCAGAACGACAAGCCGTGGCTGAGCGAGTCCGAGGCGGTCGAGCAGCTGGCGGGGGTGTACGCATGAGCCGCCAGCCCATGAGCGACGCCGAGTTCATCGCCGCCATGCAACAGGGCCTGCCCTCCCCCGGCGAGGTGCTGGAGCTGGGCAACGCCGACCTGGTGGGGTCGGGCACCTGGACTGGCTGGGACGGCCCCAAGGAGTTCGCCCCGACGCCGGAGTACCCGGCGCCCGCCGACAACCCGCAGGTGCAGATCGGCCTGACGCTGGCGGAGATCCGCAAGAAGGCCCTGGGCGATGTCGCCTTCGGCGCGGCGTTCATGGCTGTCGGTGCCGCCGGGTCGCTGCTGCTGCAGGGGCTTGTGTCGTGACCCGCCCCCGCTGGACCGAGGACCACACCTTCCTTCTGTGCGCGCTGATCGCCGCCCTGGCGATGGCGCTCGCGGCGAACTGACCGGAGCCACCGATGAGCCGCCCGACCTTCCGCCCCTTCTGGCTGATGTTCGCCGCCACCGTCGCCTGCGCTGTCGCCTGCGGCTACCTGACCGCCAAGGGCCTGCCGAGCCTGGCCAGCGTGATGTTGGCCGCCGCGCTGATCTTCGGCGTCGCCGCGTTCGGCGAGTACGTCGCGGTGGCCAAGCGCCGGCAGCAGCGGCATGCGCCGCTGGTCCGGCCCAGCCTGCCCACCGATACCCACTGACCCGCCACCCCGAGGAACCGCACCACATGAGCACCCGCATCTACAAGATCACCGATACGCAGGCCGATCCGCCGGCCACCGTCCTGGTCCGCGCCACGTCGCAGGCTCAGGCCATCGCCCACGTCGCGCGCAGCCGCTACACCGTCGCAGCCGCTCGCCCGGACGACGTGGCGGAGGTCATGGGCCGCGGCGGCCAAGTGCAGGACGCGGGGGCGCAGCAGGCGTGAACGCGCATCTGCAGCCCGCACCCGATGATCGCAGCGCCTGGCTGGCCGAGCGCCGGACCGGGATCGGTGGCAGCGACGTGGCGCCGATCCTGGGCCTGTCGCCCTACCGCACCCCGCTGGACGTCTACCGCGAGAAGCGCGGCGAGGTCGGCGACGACTCCGACAGCGCGCCGATGCTGTGGGGCCGGCTGCTGGAGCCGGTGATCCGGCAGCGCTACTCGGACGTGACCGGGCGGGCGGTGCTGGTGCCTGACGGCATGCTGCGCCACCAGCGGCACCACTTCATGGTCGCCAACCTGGACGGCTTCACCGAGGACCGCCGCGTGTTCGAGGCCAAGACCGCGCGCACCGGCGCCGGTTGGGGCGAGCCGGGCACCGATGAAGTGCCGGATGCATATGCCCTGCAGGTGCAGCACTACCTGGCGGTGACCGGGTTTCCGGTGGCCGACGTGGCTGTGCTGATCGGCGGCAGCGACTTCCGCATCTACGTGGTCGAGGCCGACCCGTCGCTGCAGTCGGACCTGATCGAGGCCGAGGCCGAGTTCTGGGACCGCGTCGTGCGCGGCGACGAGCCGCCGCCGGTGTCCTTCGCCGAGGCGCAGCAGCGTTACGGGCGGCTGGCCGCTGCCGGCAGCGTGCAGGCTGCCCCAGACGTCGCGGAGGCGTGGGCCGAGGCCCGGCGCCTGCGCCAGCAGATCAAGGATCTGGAGGCCGCCAAGGAGGCCGCCGACGCCGCCCTGCTCAACGCCCTGGGCGAGGCCGGCGACACGCTGGTTGGCCCGGACGGCCGCGTGCTGGCCACCTGGAAGCTGGCCAAGGCTCCGCAACGCTTCGACGTCGCGGCATTCAAGGCCGCCCACCCCGACCTCGCCGCGCAGTTCACCCAGCCCGGCACCCCTTCCCGTCGCCTCCTGATCAAGGACTGAGCCCATGAACGCCATCGCCCACCACCAGCAGAACACCACCCCCGTCGCCGCCGGCGCCAACCCGTTCGGAAGCGCGTCGATCGCTACCCGCGCCAGCAACAACGCCATGGCCGACGCCGGCCAGCAGCGCGAGATCGCCGAGGTGCAGGCGGCCATGGTCATCGCCAAGAAGTTCCCGCGCGACCCCATCGAGGCCATGGACCGCATCCTGCAGGCCTGCACCCGCCCCACCCTCGCCGAGGGCGCGCTCTACAGCTACAGCCGCGGCGGCAGCGACGTGACCGGCCCGAGCATCCGCTTGGCCGAGGTCGCGGCCCAGTGCTGGGGCAACGTGCAGTTCGGCATCCGCGAGCTGGAGCAGCGCAACGGCGAGTCGTCCGTCGAAGCCTTTGCGTGGGACATCGAGACGAACACCCGTCAGGTGAAGGTGTTCCAGGTGCCACACGTCCGGCACACCCGACAGGGCGCGAAGCGGCTGGAGGATCCGCGCGACGTGTACGAGCTGGTGGCCAATCAGGGCGCCCGCCGGCTGCGTGCCTGCATCCTGGGCGTGATCCCGGGCGATGTGATCGAGGCCGCAGTCAAGCAGTGCGAGCAGACCATGAAGGCCAGCGCCGACACCTCCGCCGAGGGCCTCAAGAAGCTGGTGGCCGCATTCGACCAGTTCGGCGTGACGCAGCAGCAGATCGAGAAGCGCAATCAGTGCCGGCTGGAGGCCACGCGCCCGGCGCAGGTGGTCCAGCTCAAGAAGATCTGGGCGAGCCTGCGCGACGGCATGAGCGTGCCGGCCGACTGGTTCGAGGTCGACGAGGCGGCGGCCGAGTCTGCTCCGGCTGCGGCGAGTCTGCGCGAAAAGGTGAAGGCGCGCGCGACCAAGCCTCAGCCCGAGCAGCCGACCGATCCGCAAGCCCCGACCCTCGCCGAAGTGCTCGCCGGCATCCAGTCCGCGCAGGACGTGGACGCGCTGGACGCCGCGTATGACCTGGGGCGGATGCTGCCACAGGACGCGCAGCCCGAGTTGACGAAGGCCTACGAACTCCGCCGCGACGCGCTGGACCTGGCCGCGAAGTGACCCCCCGAACCCGGCGCCTCCCCTGCGCCGGCCCCGCGCCCCGCCTCCCCACGGGGCGCACCCAGCGGCGAGCCGCTCCCCTCGGTGAGCCGCGCCAATCGGTCGTAAAGGCGACCCCGGAGCCGTAACCGGGACCTATTCAACCGGAGCAGACATGAGCGACACCCAATTCATCGACGGCCTGATGGCCAAGGCGCCCCACGAGAACGCGCCCGAGTACGTCAAGGCCAAGCTGTCGATCAAGCGCGAGGAGCTGATCGCCTGGCTGCAGCAGCAGGGCGGCGACTGGATCAACGCCGAGGTCAAGGTCAGCGGCAGCAGCGGCAAGTGGTACGTGGCCGTGGACCAGTGGAGGCCGGACCGGGAGCGTGGTGGCCAGCAGCGCAGCGCTCCGCAGCGTCAGGCGCAGCGCTCGGCTCCGGCGACCCGACAGGACCCGGTCAGCGATGACGGTTTCGCGGACGACGACATCCCATTCTGAGGTCGCCATGCGATCCGACACCACCCAGCGCGACCTCTACCGCGACTCGCCGCAGAAGCAGGCACAGCAGTGGCGCGCGGCGGCAGAGGCATCGCTGCAGCAGTTCCCGAACGATACCCGCCGGTATCGCTACTACACCGAACAAGCCGAGCGCCTGGAGGCGCTGACACGATGACCAACAACACAGACCCGGTGCGGGCGCTCCTGCGTGAGTACCGACCGACCATGAATGCCGACGTACTGCACGCATGGGCTAAGGACATGGTTGCCGCCCTCGCCCAGCAGCCCGCAGCCGCAGCCGCAGCCAATGCAGAGCGTGCGTTCTTCGCACAGGACTTCTATGAAGAAGCCCGCGAAGGGAAGAAGCCGTGGCCCGCAGCGCCGAGCGGGGAGGCGGTGGGCACCGATGGCCGCCGCGCGCGCCTGCTGGAGCGCCGCAACGTCCTGAACAACAGCTTCGGAAATGGGGCCTACCAGGACGGCCGCGTGCAGCAGCAGATCGACGCCATCGACGCGGAGCTGGCAGCGCTCGCCGCGCCCCAGCAGCCCGCGGCCGCGCAGTCGGCGGCCGCCCCATCCGGGTGCCCCGAGCCGTGAACAGCGTGCGCGGCATTCTGCGCCGCCACCTGCGAGAGGAAGGCCGTCGGATGCAGGACCTGGCCCCGGCGTGGAAGTGCAGCAAGGGCAACGTCTACGACTACTTCTGGTCGCAGCGTCCGTTCTCGCCCCAGCACATCGAAGCCGCAATCGAGTTCCTCCAGCTGGACGAGTTCGACGCGGCCGAGCTGCGGCTGCAGGGCGCGCGTGAGGCCGGGTGGAAGATCGACACGAAGCACTTGCTGGAGGACCGGGACGGATGCGACTGATCACGATCCCAAAGTGGCGGGAGCGCCACTTCGAAGAAGGCAGCGCCCCGGACGAGGTGACCGTGCGCCGCTGGCTGCGCACCGGCAAGCTGGCCGGGAAAAAGGTCGGAGGCACGTGGTACGTGGACGAATCCGAATGGCTGGCCGATGGCGACGAGCTGGTGCGCCGCGTGCTGGAGAGGACCGGCTGACATGGTGCCGAGGCAGCGATCGAAGGCCCGCGCTGGCTGGCCGGCAAACCTCTACACGTCCGGCCGCGGCGGCTTCAAGTACCGCCACCCGGTGACGAAGGCCGAGACGTGGATGGGCACCGACAAGGCCAAGGCCTTCGCCGCGGCCCGGAAGCTCAACGCCCTGCTGACGCCGAGCGACGACCTTGTCGCGCGCGTGGTGGGGACCGGCAGGACCGTGGCCGACGCGCTGGCGGTGTTCCGCGCCGACGACCTGCCGCACCGCGGCTGGGGCGCCAAGACCGCGGCCTGGTACGGGGTGTTCCTCAAGCGCATAGAGGCCGACATCGGCGGCCGGGAGCTGGAGGGGCTGACCGTCAAGGATTGCGCCGAGTACATCCGCGGCGTCACCGAATCCGCGCGCGGCCGGCAGACCTACCGGCTGGTGCTGGGCTGGATCCTGGCGTGCGCGGTGCAGGAGGGCTGGATCGACTCCAACCCGGCCGAGCTGACCCGCAAGTTCTCGCACACGCGCCAGCGCGCCCGGCTGACGCTGGACACCTACCGGGCCATCCACGCCCAGGCCCCGGGCTGGCTGCGCAACGCCATGGACCTGTCTCTGCTGACGCTGCTGCGGCGCGAGGACGTGGCCACGCTGCGGTTCGCCGACGTGCACGACGACGCGCTCTGGGTGGTGCCGCAGAAAACCGAGGGCAGCACGGCTGTGCGCCTGCGGATCAAGATGGGGGCCGACCTGGCCGCGCTGGTGGCCCGGTGCCGGGACGCGGTGGTGTCGCCCTACCTGGTCCACCGGCTGCCGGAGAAGGCCAAGCCGCGCGGCAAGGGCGCGGCCGGTCGGGTGCACCACACGCAGGTCATGCCCGAGCAGATCACCCGGGCCTTCGCCGAGGCGCGCGACGCGGCCGGCATCGGCGGCGAGAGCCCGCCCACCTTCCACGAGATCCGCAGCCTGGGCGGCGCGCTGCTGCGCGAACAGGGCTGGTCCCTGCAGCAGGTGCAGGCGCTCATGGGCCACGCCAGCGAGGCGATGACCAGCGTCTACCTGGAGGGGCACGAGGTGCCGTGGAGCGAGGTCGAGACTGGGCTATCGCTCAGGAGGTGACATATGGGACGCCGCAGAACCAAAAACCTAGACCTGCCGCGCAGGGTCACCCGCGATCCGCGCACTGGCGCCCTGCGCTACAAGCGGCCCGACAACGGCAGCACGATCTACCTGAGCACCCTCGCCGAGGAGGTTGCGTTGCGTCTCGCGGAGCTGCTCAACGAGGCCTTCGGGCCAGTAGCCCCTCGTGGCGGAAAGTACATCTACCGGCAGAGCTTCATGAGCTACCCGTGGGGCAAGGCAGACCCCGAGTTGCTGAGGATCGTGGCGGTGCGGATGCCGGACCTCCTACCCATGCAGCGGAGGCTATCCGAGCAGGAGCAGATCCGCCATTCCTGGGCGTACACCCCGCCACCAGCGCAGGCCCTGCGCACTGGGCTGCGGCCGGCACGGCCCGAGGCAGGCTGGATCCGTCCTCTGTACCTGGCCGCGAAGAAGAACGCCGCAGCGCGCGGCCTGCCATTCGAGCTGCAGATAGAGGACGTCGAGCAGATGGTGAAGTCTAGCGGTGGCCGGTGCGCAGTGACCGGGATAGCCCTCTCGGTGGACCGGGGCACCCTCCCCCCGGGGAGGAAGATGCGCCGGCCCTGGGCGCCCAGCATCGACCGTATCGACTCGGCCCTGGGCTACACGAGGGAGAACTGCCGGATCGTCTGCTGCGCCGCCAACTACGCGATGAGCCAGTGGGGCGAGGACGTGCTCGTAGAGATGGCCAAGGCGATCGCTCGAAAGCGGATCGCCCGGCTGGATAAGGTTGCGACAAGGTTGCAATAG